GCACCTGTAGCACCAAGCACAGCAAAGACATCTTGAGCAGTCCCTATTGTAGGTCCGCCTAATAAATCAGCAAGTCCATGTCCGTACTTACGAACATCATTAATTAAGAAATCTCCAGCTAGTCCACCGAACCCACTTTGCAATACTCCCGAAACAGCAATCTTGTAGATCTGATCAGGATCTCTTGGATCAAGTGGTTCTCGGCCTTTCATTAGGTCTTTCGCAGACTTTACGGCATAACCGATCCCAACCATTGGGAGCAGATGGAACATGGCAGGAGCACCGATCTGGGCCACCCTAGGGAAGTTCCTCATCATCATTGATAGTGGGAACCCTCTAAACTGCCAGAAGAGTCTTGCTGCCATACCACTTGCTGTCCCTGCTTTTCCTGCTCCTTCTCCACCGAAGGGGATTCGTCTCATAAAGGATTGTTCTGCAGCACCGGGTTCAATAACAGCCATCGTATTTTCGCCAACGAGGAACATCTGAACCTTGTCTGCCAACTCACGGGTACGGGATACATCATCTGGCGCTACTGCTCCCTTTTCAATCGCTTGTCGAACTCCATGAGGTGAGATGATATCAATCCCAGAAACCTTCGTTTTCGGCAACTTTTTGATGGCTTCCCAATCTCCTTCTGTAATTCCATACTGAGACAGGACGTAACGATAGCGTTCATTCAACTGGTTCCACGGTTTCTTTGCCGCATTGACCATATCCCTAGCCATCATGTAAGCCGCACCTTGACGCATAAAATTAGTCCAACCATTCAACAGGTTCCATCGGAAGAAGTTATCCGTTGCTCCCGAAACATATTGAGTGGCGGATCGTGCTGGCGCAAACCGGGCTGCTGAAGAACCAACTGCTCCTTCTAGTCCAAGACCCAGTAGAGTTCCGAACTCCTTAATTTCTTTGTTACCCAAGGATCCCAATGCAGTACGATAGGTATCGTAATACGCACTGAAGATGTTGACCCCGTGGTAACTCCTGGTGAATGCCGTGTAGATCGGATCACTGAATGCACTGAATACGGCACTACCGAGTTTCGACATGGTCTGCAACGAAGCAATCCCGGTTTCCCACTGGTGCAATGACGGATTGGCAATCTCAAAGGCTTTCCCAGAAACTAGATCGAAGTCTGCCTGGACCTTATTTTTGTCATAGTCCTTCATCTCCACATTCGACATCAGCCTTTTGAAAGCAGCATCCGGATTCGGCCCCAATCGATTGATCAGTTCTAGGTCATCAGAAAGTCTTTCGATCCCGGTCAATACGGCTGTTACTGGATTCCGGTGTCCATACTCGTTGTTGTACGCTAACCAGGAATCTCCGTTCTTGAAGTGCAACTGTCTTGACTGAGAGACCTTGGAGGCTAGGGACATCTGTCCTACGTTTGCATCGGTTGGAACCAATTCATGTACGTGTCGGTCTCCGGAAATAATGTTGTCATATACGGCTGAAAGGAACTTCTCTCGTTCTGCCTTGGTCTGGACGATCTCTCCTGTAGGCTTAACAAAGGTTCTCTCTACATCGAGTAACCCAGAGTTCTGATTCGGATTATCATCCGGAGCATTGTAGAGTCTCTTGATCCACCGATCCTTTGCCTGTGCTCTCGTCAGTCCCTTCTTCAGGATCCCTGCTTCAAAACCACCGGAAGCGATTGCTACACTATCGTGATACTGAGTCGTCACGTGATCAGCTAGCCAACCGATGTTGACTCCATTAGCCCGGAGTCCGGTGATCATTTCTTTCTTTTCAGAGATGATGGCCTTGGCCATCTTCTGAGCTAGTTCATTATTTGTTGCTGGTCTACCGAGTTTTGGAGCATCAAAGAGTTCTAAGACCAAATCACGATGGAAGTTGACATCATCGAAGAGACCTTGGCCAAACGGGTACTTCCTGCCAAACAAGGATGGTCTCGCTAAAGCAAAAGCACCTCGGACTCCAAGTGCATGAACCACTCGACCTAGACGTTCTCGTCTTTTGGAAGCTTGCTGTCCTGCAATTGAATCCAGTTCCTGGAATCCAGCTTGCCCTCGTTTGAACGTTTGATGTCCTGCGATGTACTGCTTGAGTGCTTTTGCTGCATCCGGATTATTGACAATCCTCTGGTCCAGTTTGGAATTGATAATGGCCTGGGACTTCCGTGCTCTCTTTGCAAAAGACAAAGCCTGTTTCATCTTGTCCGACATCTCCCCGGCTGCTCTCTTGAACTTGATCTCGTAATCCGGATCACCCTGGAGCAGAGCCTTTTCTTTCTTCAGACGGTCTACCAGATCCTTGGCTACCTCTTCGGAGACCCCAAACTTTTCATTGACTGCTATGTTTAGACAGGGATCTTTCTTAGCCATTTCGCATCACACAATACGCAAGGTTGCCGTAGTACTCTTCAACCTCTCTCTGTGCCTCTGGAGTGGTCAGGTCTTCTAAGCGGACCAGTTCCCGTGCATCTTCTTCTGGTAGTAGATTCTGAGTCTCCAGTTCCCGTATCCCGGTATCGAGTTCATCATCAGATTGCTTCTCAACTGCTTCAATCAAGTCATCCACCAAAGGAACCGGATCCTCGGTTCTGGCTACTGAATAATCGGGTTCAATCGTTTTACTAGGTTGAGCTTTTACTTCTGCTACCTGGACTGCATCTTCGGTAAATCTACGGGTTGGACTTTCGTTGTAGTATGCCCCGGTGATCCGTGCTTTTTGAACATCCCGTTGACTTAGAACAGGTTGCATCTCAGCATTGACGTTGATTGGTTCCTCTCTACCGACCTGGGACATGGCCTTGTAGATTGCTCTTGCTCTCATATCCGGAGAAACCCCTTCGACAAAGTCCATCATCCGGTTTGCATAAAGCCGATCTTCGGGAAGCATGTTGTCTAACTGATCCGATAACTCTGGAGCATAAGTCTTTACATCTTCAACGGTAATGGCTCTTGGAGGAAAACTATCGTCTGGCTTAATTCTTCCGAGGAGTGATCCGAATCCGAATCCGATTCCAGTAGCCAATCCGATATCGATCAGAGCATCTTGTACATCGTATTTTTGTTGATATGTCCCCCTCTCAGCCATCAGTAATGGAGAGACCAAGGTCGAAGCAATTGCAGCATCTGCTGCTCCCAACATTCCTCGTCTGGCTACTTTGCTTGTTACCCCGGCATACTCCAGTGCTCTGGCTGGTTTGCTCATTGCTCCCAACATTGGAATAAAGTTAATCGGGTCTGGAATCGATCCTCCGATGAGACCAGTGAATCCTGCGACATAGTCCAACCCAGACATCTGCTGAAGGTAGTAATCGTAGAGTCTTTCTTGCTCCATTCTCTCTTTGAGCAACCGGGCTTTGGCATAGGTAAACGAGTCATCGTACTTGATATCCGGATCAAAGAACTGAGACTGCTCATACTCTTCTCTGGAAATCTTTCCTTCCTTTTCGGCTTCCGTCATTGCTTCCAACGAAGCAGCCAGTGAAATGGTCGTATCTCGTAGTCCCAACCGGAAAGCTTCCTTGGCCAGAAAGCCAAAACTCGGATCGTAGTTCTGTACGGCTGCTTCGGTTCCGACATAGTCGGTTTCGGGAACGTAGATCATTTCGATTTCAGAGAATTCAGAACATCATTCATGTTCTCTCGGTTTGTTTTTTCTTGAGCAAGGAAAGAACGGATCTTGGTTAGATTTCGTGAAATTATTTTTTCTGCGTTGTCCTCTCCCGATTCACTGGCAATCTTTACTACACTAAGCAGTCTCCTGACTACAACTGAATTCGGGAAGTCCCCAAGTTCTGCAATCTCGTTCTCAACCTGTCTGATCTCTTCCATTGAAGTCTCTACGGGTTCTGCCTTGGGCGTTTCTGTTTTCTTTGCTCTCTTGGCTTCCCTCTCTGCTACCCGTTTGAATCGTTCATTCCGCTCTGCAATCCTTTCGGCTCTTTCTTCTTCAGACTCCACAAAGAAATCAACCACTCCATCCACTACATCAGGAAGCGTTTCCTTCAGCGTATTGACTCCTGTTCCGATAGCCTCTCCTGCTTGCTCCAATTGTTCTGCTGCTCTCTCTGTACTAAAGCCTTGAACCCCTGTTCCCTTGCTGGTTTTCCCTGCTCGTTTTGCTCCTTCTTGAAGACCAACACCTCCAGCACCCATATCATCTAGAGTTTCCACAACTGGCCCAACTACGGGGACATCTGAAATAAACCCAGGTGCTTTCTCTGCAACCTTCGGATCTTCCGCCATAACACGGAGTTTGGAATACGGGATCAGAGGTTGTTTGTCATTGTCTCCGATTTCTACCTTGACCCATTGGTCTAACCCTCCTTGAACTCTGGTGTAGAGGTCAAAACCCTGATCCATTGAATCGTTAAACCATGCCCATTCCCGGTCAGAAAAAGTTTCTCTGATCAACGGATCTTCAATGTTTTCTTGAACTTCAGTGATAAAGACACTGAGAGCATCCTCAAACTTGCCATCATCGGTAATTTCACCCATTTCTGCTCTAGGGATTCGGACCATCCGTCCGGTTCCTCCAGCATACTTCGGTTGTAAAAAGGCATAGTTCGTATCAATCAGATGAGTGGTAGCCCGGTCAATTGCTTCACTGATTCCTAAATCTGGATCACGTTTCTTCAACTCCATTGCATAGCCCTTGACCATCTCAATGGAACTGGAAACAAAAGCAGAGACCGATGTGTTGCTCATCGGATACGATGTTCTAAAGTTGTTGATGCTGCTGTGGTTCTGAACCTGGGTATTGAAATCAACCTGCTGAATCCCCATGATCTCTCGGAACTGCTTGTTGTTCTGCTCTCGGTTCAATACGGAACTACGGAGGTTCTCCAGAATCGCAGGATCTCGGATGACATGATAAAAGTAATCGGATGGCTCAATTCCAAGTCCACCTTCTCGTTTGTCTCTACCCAGTTTCTCCAGAACATATGGTGCGAATGCCCCAGACTTTGTGATGATCTCACTGTATGCCTGTTTGTATTCTGTACCCGATGGCAACCCTTGAAGACTCAGGACCATGTTGTTCATGTCACTGTTCTCCATGAGCTTGATCTTGCCTACCCGGATTAACTGATTCAGTTTCCTTGGATCTGCTCCCAAGTACCGTAGTTGCTCCTGGATATTTCCGGAAATTGAAGACTGCTCTAGTGGATCTGCATTTGGATGAGATTGTTTCCAGAACAAACCACCGTTGCTTTCTCTGAGTTCCATGATCCCATTGATGTAGTTCCGAAACTTCATGAAGCCGGCTCTTTTCAGTTCAATGGCTGGATCTCTCCCAT